AAACGCCACGCCGCCGTTCTTCGTTGAGCCGCGTTTCCTCGGCCAGCGTAAGCCGGAAAATGCGGTCCATGGATAAAACGTCCCGCGCTTCTTGCTTGGTGAATAGATCCCCAGTCGCGCCCCGCCATTCAGTCAGGTGGCGCGGCTGGAGGTTTTCTTCTCGGTCCAGAACCCCGCGCAAGGCCCAGAACTTTTCCCACGATCTTTCCCACCCTTCAGGGGGGTCTTTTCGCGGGGGGCTTGGGTGATCGGCGCGGGCGTTACGTTGCCGCCGTGTCAGCCCGTCGTGGTCTGTCGTTTCGTACCTGATTTCGACCCTGACCGCTTCGCAGAGGTCGCCGCGACGGGCTTGGTAAAATTCGACAGGTCATTGATGGCCCGGTATGGATCAGCGAAGAACCACCGTTGCTTGGTCAGCACTTCCATAACGCCGCTAGGCGTACAGTCGGGCACCTTGCCATCCTCGAAGGTCCAATCACCCCAGTCCCACTTGACCACGCACGCGGCGACCTTCTCACGCTCGCGGCGCGCAGCACCGGACTTCATGACCTCACCACCCCGAGCCACAGACATTTGCTCAAGCTGGATCTCGCGCGAGTGCTTCACCGCCAATTCCTCGGCAGCATCGCATTCGGCGTGTGTCACCCACCAGACAATCCCGGTCGGTTCGCGGGTGTCAGGGAAAAGGATATCCACCGGCACTGCGTCGTCATACTGGACGTATCCACCGATATCAGCCATCAGGTTGCATCCACCTCAATCGGGAACTGTTCGGTCATGCCAAGGGTGAACGTGCGCCGAACGAACTCTTCACCGCCGCCGCCATTCGTGCCACCGCCGCCAATCACAGCGCGCGCATAGAACGTGGTCGGCGTGCCGGTCGTGGGCGTGATGGCGTCGTCCAGTTCGTACTTGACGGCGTAGACGCTTTTCGTTCGGGCAGCGGCGATCAATGCTGTGTGCCCCGCAACGCCGACCTTGTGACCAATGACAAGCGGGGAATCCTCGACGGAGCGAAAGCCCTTTTGCTTATCGGCAATGTCGGAGTCCAGATAGTTCTCTGTCAGCATGTTGTCGGTGATCTGGAAAGACGGGGCCTCGACCACGTTCGGAACCTCGACCCAAGTCAGGCCCTCGAACTCCGTTTCGTCAAGGATCGTCTGTTGTGGCGTGGTGCACAGGTAGAACATGCCGCCCTGATGAGTGGTTGCCATGATGGCCTCCTTTAGTCATGTTGAAAGGCCCGCCGGGGCGGGTGGGATCGTCGGCCCGGTGGGGCTTAGATTTGCTGGTCGGACGCTATACGCAGCGCCATGTCGCGGCGATAATAGGCACCGTCTGGCCGTCCGTTATCAGGGACAGGCGTTTGCAGGCAACGGGCTATGAAGCTGCCCGCGCCATCGTCAATTCTGGTGGCGAACTTGAACGCCTGAGCGATGGCCCAGAGTGTCGCGTCACCCGATGCAGTGAATGTGCCGGCATCCACCATCAGCGAAACTTGCGGCCGGAACTCGAAACGCTCTTCGCCGTCGATGGTGATCGGTGTTCCGACCATCGGGCCGTTGTCGAAGATCAGGAACGGCGCAGGGGTGCGGATCTCCTCGTTGGGCCAGATGATCGGGGGAAGGCCCGGGATGCCTGCCAGCTTGGCGCGAACGGCGATCAGAACGGCGGGGTCAGACATGATCAGTCCTTCAGCTTAGCTGCATTTCTGTCGTTTATCGCCTGCCACTGCATCAAGGCCTCAGCCATGAAATACGCGCCGCTCTGATTGTACTTGCGGCCTCGGCTGTCGGTGCCGACGAACCCGGAGTGAACTCGCCGCGCATATTCCATGGTCCAACCTGCCGAGAATACGTCTCCGAGATCCAGACCCGCAATCGTTGCAACATAAACATCGGGGCCAGTCAGAGATGTTGACCCGTTCAGGCCTGACGTGAAACTGTTGCGCAGGAAGCTCTTGTCAACAGGCATCCGCCCGCCCTTGGCTTTCGGTGTCTGCGCAATTTTGGAAACCTCCTCGATAGACTTTTTGACCACCCACATTTGGTTCATTTTGGCTTTAGCAGTCCATTTCGCCATGTCTGCGGCGCGGTAAACGGTCATACCGCTAAACTCAAGAAATCCACGGATATTTGCTCATAGCAGCGGCATGCCACCACCTGCTTTGCAGGCGCGCCCAAACTGGTATCGCCCGGCCCCATGAGCCGCGAACCGTCTGGCGCGATGAACGGCACACCCCACGAAACTTTCTGACCTTCCATTGCAAGATGGTCGTCGCGCGTTCTTCCGTCTGGACCCGTACTGTCCCACGTGCGGGTTACGGCGGCGGCTGGCACTTGCCCGCTGTCGATTACTTGCTGCATACCCTCACGCCTTCCGGCCCCCATTGCCTTAACCGTCTCGGTTCTCGCGATCGTTTCTCCGCGAAGCTGCAACAGCCGATCAGAATAGCGCCCGGTGATCCGTGCAATGTCGGCCTGTGCCAGCGGCTTGTTGTCGAGGATGGCCCGCTTGACAGTGCCGTCGAACCGCTTGTCGCGCCGCTTGCGGGTGAAATAGTTGGCATCCAGATCGTTCAGTTCAGCCCGTGCCGCGTTGACTGCCCGCGCCTGCCCGCTGTGGAGCCCGACCAGACCGCCTTGTCGTGCGCCACTTGGTCCGGGTCGCCCTATCAGGTCCAAGGCCGTTGTGCGCGCGCCCTGCCCACGCTCCAGACCATACCGAACCGCCTCAACGATTACCGTTTGCTGGTCCTCCAGAATCTCAACGATCAGATTGCCCGCTGCTTCCGTCAGCCACGCCTCGGCCCTCGGGTTCCGCCCCTGAAACCTCACTATCAGCGGCCCGCCCCCGCTTGTGGGTAGGGCCTTTTTTGGCAAGGATGCCAACTGGTATGTCGCCCCCTGCACAAAAGCGTTGCGGATTGCATCGTCCAGAGGTGCAAAGAACTCCCGTCCAAGGCGTAGCGAATTGATGACCGCCTGAATGTCGCCCCGTTCTATCGCGGCCTCGATCACTGCGAACTGTGCCGTGGATCTAACGTCAGCGATGGCTTGCAGGAACGCCTTGCGGATACCCGGCTCCATCGCCTTGACGGCCTGTGCGAAGGCTCTGCGGGTGTCGCGTGCCAAAGTCTAACCCCTCACGTTCAGCACATAGAGAACAGCAGCCCCGCCCGGCGCAACCTGCGTCAGCGGGGGAACGATCTTCTTTGTGCCAGACAACGCTACGCCGTTCCAGAATAAATCGCCGACCTGCGGGGTGATTGCCAGATCAGGAACGCCAACCAATATCCGCTGATCGTCCGACTGAATGAACGTGCCGTCGATCAGCCGTGCATCCCACTGGCTGTAGACCACGGTGCAGGGGTGATACGTCGGGACTCCCGGCTGCGGGTTGTGCGCTGGCCCGGTCGGCTCTCCTGCACGGATGATAAAGCCCGTCGCTGGTCTGCCATTGCCGGTTTCCGCGCCCGCCTCTTGCAGGCCCGCCAGAACGTCAGCGGCGATATCGACGGCGCTCATACGACAAAAACTGCAGGCATACCCCAACGGGTCAGCGGAACCAGCAGCGCATCGATGGCGGGGGAAGTCGGCAGCATTGCGTCGGCCCCCTTCATCCCACCATCAACAGGCGTCCACTGGATGGCGTCGACCTTGGTCAATACCTTGACTTGCGAACCGGTGAACGTCTTTGCCCAGAAGCCGGGTGTCGTGATTTCGTATCCAGCAGCGATATAGGTCGCCTCGACAATCGCCGGGTCAGTCGTGTCTGGGTTGCCCATGCGCAGAACGTAACGGGTGCGGATATAATCACTTGCCCGCTGCAATGCCTGTGCTGACGCCGCGTCATCGACAACAGTCACCCCGCGCAAACCCGCGTAGATGATCCAGTCAGTGACGGTGCCGTAGATAGGCATCAGGAATCACGTTTTTTCTTGGCAGGGCTGGATGTGTTCTTCACTGCCACAGCACCGCTTTCGACAAGCAAACCATCCACGAGCCATGCCTTAACAATCGGATTGGCTTTGTGCGCCGTCAGAACTTCGTTGTCGATCTCCAGTTCCCCAAGGGCTGGAACAATGGTTTCTGGATCAAGGCCAAGATCGCCTTCGGTCGTGTTCGTCAGTTTCATCGGGTCATTCCTCGCAAAAAGCGCTCATCAAAGGGGCCAGTTGCCCAGCCCCTCGCTGAAATCTTTTACAGTCCATCGCCGTAGCTGATCGCCTTCGGCAGGCGAACATCCAGACCACCCAGGCGGAACACGCCGGGGATGGTGAACTGCAAGCCCTCGATCTGCACGGGCAGGAACCGGTGCGGCATGGGGATGTGAAGTTTCAGCACCTCGGGCGAACGGCGGTAGGCCACCATCCGTGCTGTGGAGCCAGAACCCTTCGTCAGCAGCCCGCGCTTGCCACGGATCAACAGAGGCTGACCGGTCTGCGCCGTATAGACGTTGGCCTTCTGGATGAACTCCAGAACGGTCATGCCGGTGTCTGTCAGGCGGGTCGACGCGATTGTGTTGAACCGCTCAGTCGGCAGGATCAGGGTGTCTGCCAGCTCGGTTTCTTTCGTGGTCGTGCTGATGCCGGTCAACAGGGCGTTGACGTCCCGGATGATCTGATCCGGCGTCTTGGTGGCCCATGTGGTCGACGTACCGGTGCCGTCAGCGGTAACCGAAGCGGCAGGAACCCCGGTATAGCTGTAAAGGCCCTCAAAGCCCTTGGTGGTGTCGCCGTTCAGGGCAACGCCGTAGACCATCTGCTCGTAAGCGCGACGGGCCAGACCGGCCTTTGTGCTGTCGAGAGGGACGCCAAGCAGGCGAGCCTGGTTGATCTCCTCATAGCCATAGCTGTAGCCGATGCCCGCAGTGTGGACCGCAGTCTCGTTCTGCTGCATGTTGGCACCGACGACGGGGATATCTTTGCCGTTGCCGTTGATCCAGCCAGCAGCGCCCGCCCCATCCATCGAATAATAGGTGACGGACTTGGACCATTCGCCCGCCGACGTGTCCACCGGCACCAGTTCGGCATAGTTCAGTTCGGGATAGCGGGTCGCGTAAACGCCCGCCTCGATGTGCGAGGTCTGCTTTTGGGCGAACCCCAGCGATGCTTGAAACGCATCGTTGAATTGCGTGTGCATGGTCATCTGTTCAGGCCCCCTTAGCCCAGACGGATCGCGACCAGTGCATCGGCAGCGCCGCTGGTCTCGAAGATTGCGCCGGGAATGGCGAGGTTGTCAGTGGACGTGTCGGTGAACTTGCCGGAACCACCCGTGACACGCATGTAGACCGGCGCACCAGCGACCACGGTATCGAATGCCGTGACCCAGATAACTCCCTTGGTCATGACCAGAGCACTTTCGCCCACTGCAAACGCATCGGCAGTCGCGGACTGGTCGCGAACGGTGATGCCGCGCACAACGTCGGCCGCAGCGGAAGCGGCGATGACCTGCTTGTCGGCAGTTCCCTGCTTCACAACCTTGCCGAAGCCGATGGCGGCGGTCTGAACCTCACGGCTGATCAGCACGTTCGGCTCGGTGTTCGCAATCATGCCGTTGAACGCAACGGGCATGGTGTCGAGGTAGGTAGATTGCACAGCCATGATCAGGCCCCTTTCACAGGTTCGGCGTTTCGGTAAGCCGACTGCATGTGCGCGATGTTCGCGGCATAGGCAGTGTCAGCGATATTCGTGCCGGTGGCGGGTACGGTGCCGCCCTTCATGCCATCCGCGAACGGATCGGCTTTGGCGGCGTCTTCGGCCATGATATCAAACCGGGCGTCGATATAGGCTGCGGACTTGTCCGCCATGGTGTCGCCGAGTTTGGCAACAACGACGGCCTTGCGGATCGCGGCATCGGCCAAGCCTTCGGTCTTCACGTCAGAGACGATGGACTTGGCCACCCCGATAAGGTCGGCACGGTCCTGAACGCGCTTGTCCAGATCCGCGTCAGACAGCACCTTGGCCTTTTCGGCGTCCAGTGTGGCTTCGGCCTTGGCCAGTTTTTCGTCCAGCACGGCAACCGCAGCAGCGTGAGCCGTCTCCATGTCGGTGATGCGCTTGGCCATCCCGACCTTGAACGCTTCGATCTTTGGTGCATCGGCAACCGCGACTTGCGCGGCCTGATCGCCCAGCACCACAGTTTGCAGAGTGTCGGCCATAGGGCTTCCTTTCGTGTCTGCTGTGGGGGTCAGGGGTATAGCACCCCAGTTGGCCGCACCGTCACCGATGCGGAGTTGTTCGCCACCGCGCGCTTTTGGCACGATAGCAAGATGGTTGATTCGGATCGGGCCGGTCTGGATCGCCTGATATGGCGTGCCATCCGGGGCCGTGCCGTCCTGCATTTGGATTGGGGTTGTATACCCCATGGAAACCTCGCGCGTGCCGTCCTGAACGGAGGCAATGGCGCTGGCGTCCATCAATCGGAAAGGCACCTTGACGAACTCGCCGTCTCTGGCGATCTCATCTCCAATATCGCCGACAGCATGATCCCGCCAGTTGGCAGACGTGACTTGCTCCGATGGGTGGCCGAGAGTGACCGGTTTTCCCGCGAACGTCGCCAAGCTATCCTTATGGAAAACGGCAGTTTCGGGCCGGTAGACCGTGACAGTGCCGCCGTCGACCAAGCCTAACTCGCTGGAGCGATAAGTTTGGCACCCTGTGCGCGCGCAACGGACCTCGCCGACCATATAGCCGTCGGAAGTCGGGCGCATCCCGGTGATCGGAGCGCTGTCAGTGAACTTTATTTCGGTCATGTTTCCTTGATCCCCTCAGCCCAACCATCATCGACCTCAGCAAAGATTTCCGCGCCAAGGATGATTGGCCCTTGATATGGCTCGATATCCGCCAACTTCGGCGCGTCCGGGTCATATGAAATGGTGATGTGAGGCTGATATTCTGGATGATCCCAAGTCGCCCCGGCTTCCTTGATGCGCTCGTGACGCCATCGCAGTTCGTCACTCGAAAACAGCAGGACCCGTGCTTCGCCGAATTGCTCCATTAGTCGCGGCCCACCAGTGCCAACCTCAACTCTTGGTTGCCAGCTTTCCCCGATATCCATCCAGTCGACCGGCGCCCGCGAGAATGCGATGGTTACGTGCATGTCCGATGCCGCCAGGGTCGTCTTGAACCCTTGGTCCTTGGCCCAGCGGATGATTTCAGCACCATTCAGCACCCTGCGCTGCACATAGAGAGTTCGTGGGGCTGCGTCGGTCACCATTTCGCCTGTGCCGAGAGTCAGATCATCACCGCCCTCAACCGGGAAGTCGTCCGCGTATCCCTCAAGGCCCGGAAATGCGCCGGATTCAGTCAGCGCGTTCACCAGAGCGGAACCGCCAGCCTCCTCACTCACTGCACCCATGTCGATTGCCGCCTGGATCGTCTCAGCGCTGATCTTGCCGACCTCAGCCCGCTCTTTCGCGGTAGGCTGCCACAGTGGGCGCCACGTGTAGTGCAGATCCGCTGGTCGACTCCCGAGGGCTGACCGGATCAGGCATTCATCCAGCACAGAAAGCGACGGCTGCATGTGCAGGGTTTGCTGTACCTTGATGCCGTCATAGTAATTGCGAATGTCGCTCTCACCGGTCGCGTTCATGCCCCCGGGTGACTGCATGAAGAAAAGAGTCATCGGAATGCCGACAGCCGCGCTTGAAAGCTGCATAAAGCGGTCCATCACGTCCGGCAAACCGCCGAAGCTTGCGGATTTCTGTTCGTACTCTTCCAACTTGTCCAGCAAGAGCATTCCATTGATGCCCTTGGCCGTGGCCGCAAGGGTCAGGCGGCGCAGAACCTCGGCTTCATATGCTTGCCCGCGCGATTGCAGGTTGGCCATCAGGTCCGTCACCTTCACCACGTCGACCTTCGCCTCGTACAGCAGCGAATTGACGTTTGCGGCGGCTTCCTCCACCCGGCGGAGTGCGTCAAGCATACCGGGCAGCACAGAGCCACCCCATCCATCTTGCACGTCATATCCCGCGTTGTCGGCAAGAGGAGCAACGCCATGCGAGATGACCAGCCGTGATGGGTGGATCACCATAGGACCGGCGTGACGGGTGTTGACAGTCCACAGCCTCGGCTTGCCGTATCCCGCCAGCGTCACATCGTCTTCGGTATCGCTTGCCGTGATGGATTGCCGCGAAAGGATCGTGAGATACTTCACCCCGCCTTGCTTGATCTGTTCCGGGATAAGTGGCTTTGTCAGGTCCTTGTCGCCGGTCCCGATAACAAGTGCCGCGCCACCCATGAGGCGGGCGAGGCGGCGAGCCTCAAACATCTTGCCTCGAACGTCCAGCCGCTGCTCCTCAGCCTCAATCTTGCTGATATCGGAACTCTTGGCTTGCCACTCGCGCCACTCCCGGCAGGAGTCTTCGGCGGGCAGGTCAATAGCGCGGGCGATCATCCGTGACGCCTTGTAAGCGGCGAGGAACTGTGCCGGATCATCGACGGGCATAGTGTATTGAGCCTGCCAACCCTTATCCCGGCTGGTGCCCATGCCAGAGACGAGGTTGGTCAGCCCGTCTGTGGTCAGGCGGTAATGCGGCTTTGTCATCAGATGGCGCCCGTATAGGTCAGGGTGCTGCCATTCAGCATTTCTGAGATTGCATCCATCATCGGGTCCACCTGATCATCATGTCCAGTTCCGAGTCCGTCGAATATCTGCAACTCATGCCGCAGCGATTCCGTCCAAGGCCGATCCTTTGGCAGCCAGACCATCCCGTTCGCGATGAACGGGGCAGCGTCTAGACCGCGTGTGTATTTGTCGCGATTTCTGGGAATGCCCTGAACCGGTATTAATTTCCGCTTGAGTGACTGGATCAGGCCAGTTCCAGATGCCTTGTCCTCGACGCCGAGTGTTCTCGGGTGGTATCCATCTGACCTGCACTTTCCCCAAAACGCGACGGCGTTGGCCTCCAGTTCAGGGGCTTCCCACTTGCCGCGAAGTTGATCGATCAGGTAAACGCCCCGATCCGCCTTGCCCCAATGCTGCAACACAGAAAAGTCATTCCGTTCGCCGGTCTTCTGCGCGGTGTCGGCATAGACGCACGTCCACTGAAATTCTGGCAGTTCCGACCACCATTGGAACCCGTCCATATCGAACAGCGCGCCCTCGATCGACACCGGGCGCTGCATGTACTGACTGGCAAATGTGTAAGCGTCCGCCTTGAGGACTTCGATTTCTGCCGCCGAATGCTTTTCGGGCCAAAGCGGTCCGTCCGGCAGGTCGTGCGGCACTGGGCGCCCGTGCGTCCATTCCTTCGGGTACTCGCTTGCCCTGTCGATAACAACCGGCAGGTCGAGGTGATCCCATATTTCCCCTGTGCCGCCTGTCAGAAGGTGGCCAGCGAAGTCATCGCCGTGAAGCCGCTGCATGATGACAATGATCGGCACCCCATCGTGAGCAAGGCGTGATCGGAATGTGTTGGTAGCCCGCTGGTTAACCGTCTTGCGCTTCGTCGGACTGAATGCGTCGTCAGGCTTTAGCGGGTCATCCACGATCAGCGCGCCAGTGAAGCGCGTCTTGTCCATGTACCCCGCCCGAAAGCCGGTGATCGGACCGCCCGCCGCCTTGGCGAGCATCCCGCCGCCTGCTGTTGTCTTCCATCGGTCCTTCGCACTGGTGCTGGCGTCGATACCGACAGACCACATCGCCTGAAACTCTTCGGACTGGATCAGACCCTTGATCTTGTCGCTGTTCTCTCGGGCCAGATCGTCGGAGAACGTGGCGTGGATGAAACGTGCCGCTGGATTGGCCGCGAAGCCCTTTGCCGTGAAGTTGACCACGGCCAGTTCAGTTTTCGTGTACCCCGGCGGCAGGGTGATGATCAGTCGGGATATTTCCCCACTCAGAACCCGGTCCAGCGCCTTGCCAATAATCACGTGATGCGGACCTTCGATCAGGTCCATTCCTTCACGGGCAGGGAAAAAGTACCGCGCGAAGCCGAGACTGCTACGCCTTGCCCACTCCCTCTGTATCTCGCGCTTTGTCGGTAAGGCGTTCAAGGTGTGCAAGCTCCTCGTCCGACAGGTTTGTGAGGACGGCGGCTGGCTTCGGCGTCATGCTGCCATCGCTACTGGTGTGGTCCACCTTGTCGGTGAACATCGCCAAATGCTTCCCGATCTTCTCAAGGGCGCTGTTTTTATCCCACAACTTGATTTTGTGGGTGTGTTCAATCTCTCGGGTGCCGTCCTCATTCGGAAGCCCCGGCTTGCTCACCACCTCAACTGAAGAGATCGCCGCCGCCGTGTCGTCGTCCAAATCCTGTATCGCGATCAACTGCCCAGTGGCACTGAACAGCCTGCGAATATCGGACGTTCCGATCCGCACCAACTCCTTGAGGGCTCTGGCAACGTCGATTTCCGCCAATGCCGCGCCCGCTTCAACAATTTCTGCGACCCTTGAGGAAATGTGTTCATTTGTTTTCAACCGTGCTGCGTTGTGCCGGTTCGCTTTGTACCCTGCGTCCTCGTAAGCTTGGTCAGCAGTCAGGCCCCTTGCCACACCTTGCGCGAATGCTTCATGACGGGGGTTTGACAGGGCTGACAAGTTATCCTCCCGCGCCCACTATTGAGCTTCGCGTTGTTAGCCAGATGGTTGTGAACGACCCGCAAGCCGCCGGAAACGCAAAACGCCGCTCGGTTTCCCGGCGGCGCTGCATCCTGATTATCAGGTAAATCAGCATATTAGATTTATGTCAACCCTTAAGCACATCGGCCAACCGATCCAATGCCGCGCGCAAGTGCACCTTGCCCCTTTCGTGGCTGATACCCCGGTATCGCTTGAGGCGGCTAATCGCGTGGGCATCACACGCTACCGCGAACACGATATCCATGTCATCCGTCGGGATAAGGCTCGACACAGCGAGGTAGCGAGATACCCGATCAATCTGAATGTCGATATGGGCATCGGGCTTGGAGCTGCTGTCCACACGCTCCATGCTCCAATCGGTGCCCTTGCCACGCTGCGTCCCTGTCCACGCATCTCTGAGCGCCTCGCCAGCGGTATAGCCCCTGTCGCTGATCCAGCCCCGTTCGTGGTAGACCTCAAGCATATCCACCCTCCGCGCGCGCTTGACGCCGTTCGGGTTGACCCACTTACCTGTGTCCCTGTCCACCTCGCCCGCGTCCTCTGTCACCAGCCCTATGCGGTTGGCCTGCCCGGTTGCGCCCATGTCCCACGATGGCTGGGCCAGTGTGACGGCGGCCTTGCCCTTGGCGTAATCGCGCGTGCCGATCTTCAGTCTTGCCTTGCGTTTCGCCATGCTCTCTATCCCCCGTTTTTATCGCCCTGTGTCGCCCTAATGCCTGCTTCACCCACCACGGCCCGCAAAACCTCGTTCTCGCGCTGTAGCGAGCTATTTCGCAGCCTGTAGCGCGCTATGATCTCCGACTGTGTCTCCACCTGCCGCTTAAGCGTGTCCCGCTCGTCTATAAGGCGGGTGAGGTTGCGGGTCATGCGTCCTCCCCAGCGATCAGGGCCTTGAGGATGGCGATCAGCAGCGCGCGGGCGGGGTTATCCTCACTCCAACCAACCCCGTGCGCCTCCCGCCCCACAGACAACCCGTCAGGCCACCAGCAAACCGTTGCTTTGATGCACGTCGGGTCGGTCTGGATCGAATACTGCGAGCACCCCGGAAGAACCGCGTTGTGCAGCATCAGTGCGGCGTTCATGTCGCCGTTGTAGGCGTTCCACACTAGATCGGTGTGCGTCTCAGATGTACGGACAATGCCTGTCCAGTCATCGTCGCCCGCCTTGACCTTCTCCAGCAGGCCTGACAGTGCTTGCTTGCGTTTCGTCATGCCCCCTGCTGTGGACGGCGAGGATTGCCGTGCGCGATCGGTCAAACTG